AAGTACAATCACAAGCAAAATCGGTTAAACCGAAAATGCAAAATAAACCTTGGACTCCACCATCGTACTTAGATACGCCCAACGCGCCAGAAGGATTCAGACACAGATGGGTCAGGATAGAAGTTTTGGGATTCGTTGATACGAAAAACATACAAGGACGCTTAAGGTCTGGGTATGAATTAGTAAGATCAGATGAATATCCCGATGAGGACTTTCCAGCAATCACGGACGGCAAATACGCAGGGGTTATCGGGCACGGAGGCCTAGTGCTGACTAGGGTACCGGAAGAGATCGCAAGGTCAAGACAAGAGTATTTTGCAAAACAATCGCAAGATCAAATGACCGCAATCGACAACGATCTTATGAAGGAACAGCATAGGGGAATGCCTATCGATATTGATAGACAAACTCGTACAACCTTCGGTGGCAAGAAAAGTTAAAAATTTAACAATTCAAACCAGCGATTGAACATTAAACCGTGACTGGAGGCCCGCAAGGGTAGGTCACATAAGGAGAAAACAATATGGCTAATGCGTCAACTACTGGGTTTGGATTCAGACCCATTAAAAAAATTGCGCAGAACTATAACAACGCTGCTTTAAGTGAGTGGTCAGTTGCTGCTTCTTCCGCTTTAATTTCCCATGCGGCTATGGTGAAATTAACTTCGGATGGTGTAGTACTTGCTGCTGGAAACACTGATGATCACAATCTAGGTGTACTTAACGGTGTGTTTTATACTGACGCAACAACTAACAAGCCTACTTTCTCAAACTATTCGCCTGCATCTAACACTGCAACGGATATCGTAGCGTACATCAATGATGACCCTATGAGCATGTTTGAGGTAATGTCTGCAGATACAGCTTTCAACCAAAATGAAGTTGGACACTGTGCGGACCAAGTGGCATCTGCTGGAACATCGCCGTTGTATATTTCGAAATCAAAAATTTCGGCTACAACAGCAGCTTCAGCAGCACAACTAAAAATCTTGGGAGTTTCAAGAGATCCTGATCATTCAGATACGACAGCTGAGGGCTTTGCTCTTAGAATTCAGATCAATGAGCACATTCTTGGAAACAACCGAGCAGGGATATAAGGAGGAATAACTATGGCTATATCACGTAATCAACTAGTTAAAGAACTAGAGCCCGGTTTGAATGCCTTATTCGGACTGGAATATAAACAGTATGAAAATCAGTCAGCTGAGATTTATACTACTGAGTCATCAGACAGAGCTTTTGAAGAAGAAGTTATGTTGTCTGGTTTCGCTCAAGCACAAGTAAAACCTGAGGGAAGTGCTGTTACTTACGATAACGCTCAAGAAACTTTCACAGCTAGATACACTAACGAGACAATTGCTCTCGCTTTTGCTATCACTGAGGAAGCTATTGAAGACAATCTATATGACAGACTTGCTTCTAGATATACAAAAGCTTTAGCAAGATCTATGGCTCAAACTAAACAAGTAAAATCAGTTCAACCATTTAACAATGGTTTACCTGGTGGATCATTTACTTCAGGTGATGGTGTTACTTTATTTAACACATCTCACCCAACTATTGCTGGAACTTTCAGTAATACGTTGGCAACTGCATCTGACTTAAACGAAACTTCATTAGAGCAATCAATGATTGACATTGCTGCGCTTACTGATGAAAGAGGTTTAAAGATCGCTGCAAAAGCTGTTAAAATGATCGTTCCATCTGCACTACAATTCACAGCTGAAAGACTTATGGCTTCTGCTGGTAGAGTTGGAACTGCTGATAATGATGTTAACGCACTTAAATCTATGGGGATGATTCCTCAAGGTTACTCTGTTAATAATTTCTTAACAGATACAGATGCGTTCTACATTATCACTGACGTGCCAAATGGTATGAAACACTTTGAAAGATCTCCATTGACTACTAAAATGGAAGGTGATTTTGATACTGGTAATGTTAGATACAAAGCTAGAGAAAGATACGTATTTGGCGTATCAGACCCTAGAGGTATTTTTGCATCACCAGGTGCTTAATACTTAATTTTTTGTGGCGGGACACAGTTCCGCCACAATCATAAAATAGAAAGAAAAACCATGAAAAAATTCCTAATAAACATATACGCATACGATTATCACGGTAGATTCCAGGTAGAATCTAATGATGACGCCATTTCTCTAGAACAAGCAATAGTTGACAAACTAGGAGAAAATAGTATAGTTTGGGAATCAACAGGAATGTTCGCAGATATTCCTTATCGAATAACCTATGAGGAGGTTAGTAATGATACAAGACCTTTACAAACAAAAAAGGTCCTTGGAGTTGAAGTGGGAACAGGAGCATCTATCTAATGGTAGGTACACTCTTGAAATGGTCAGGATTGATGACAAAGTTAAAAAAGTCATTACTGACATTAAGCTTGAAGAAGCGAGAATTGCTCACTTACAAAATAGCGTCGAAGGCGCTGCTCCACAAGTTTCTGTAGCTACTTAATCAAAAGCTACATTGCTGAAATGCATAAATACCGTAGGCTCTCTTGCGCTCCACTAAAATCTAGTATATAAAAAACACACTATACATAATAAATATTAAATGTAGACGCGTATAGTCGACAATCCCTAGGGACTACATTTAAGATATCTAGGAGGATATTAATATGGCAAACACAACATTTACAGGACCAGTAAGATCGGAAAACGGTTTTCAGTCTATAGTAAAAAACGCAACTACAGGTGTAATTACACCTAACTACTTAAACGTTAAGTTTGATTTCGTTGGTATGACTCACGCTGCAGTATCTGCAGGAGCAGGAGTTGCTTTACCAGCAAACCAGGTTAGCACGGTAAACTTTACAGGTGCAGGAGCTTGTTCAATGGTTTTACCAGCAGCTACACCCGGAACAAGAGTAGCTTACGTTCAAAGAGTAGATACAACAGGTGGAACAAGCACTTTAACTTTTGATGCATTAACAACTGATGCATGGGTTACAGGAAGTTTAATTGAAACTAGAGCAGCTGATAATGTTTCTTATGACACGTCAACAGCTGGCGAAGGTCAATTAGTTTTTACAGCAGCTAACGCAACTACAAATTTCTTTACAATTGGATGTATTTTATACTTCTCTTGTACAGAAGCCGGCTTATGGCATGTAGGTCTTGACTCGTCTAAAGATCCTTTAGCAGTTAAAGGCGCATTTGCTTGGGCAGCGTAATAAATAATTAGTGTGGGGCTTCGGCCCCACATATTAATTTTAAGGAGAAACAAATGGGATTTAAAAATGACATACAAGCTACTAGATCTAATGCTGCAGCAGGAGCTACAGCTATTGTAGAGCCACCAGTTAGATTAAGAGGTATAATTATTGCTTCTGATGGTGGAGGCGCAGGTGATCTAGAACTTACAACAACATCAAATTCAGGAACAACGCTATTTCGTGCAGATGTTCCAACAGGTGATGTAATTAACTTTAATTTTCCTGAAGATGGAATTCTATTTCCAAAAGGAATTTTTTGTAAAACTAAAACAAATATAGCTGCGTATACTTTATTAACAGACAAATATTCTGGTCCTAATTTAACAGCAGGATAGGAGGTCTAAGTGGCTAACGTAACCTCAGGTTCTTATGTTTTTGATAAGAATCTTGGAATAGATGAAATTATTGAAGATGCATACGAACGTATTGGGATGCAGGGGGTTTCTGGTTATCAGCTTAAAACTGCAAAGCGATCTTTAAATATTTTATTTTCTGAATGGGGAAATAGAGGACTCCAGTTTTGGGAAGTAAAAAATCAAAACGTTACATTAGTAGACGGACAAGCTGTATATACTTTTTTTAGATCCCCGTCTGATGGTACTTCAAGCGGCGTTAGTACAACTTTATCTGCCGGTATAAATACAAGCGTTACTACAATTGGAGTTGCTTCTGTTACTGGACTTTCTTCAAGCGGTATAATTATTATTGGAACAGAACAAATTACTTATTCTGGAATCTCTTCATTAAATCTAACAGGATGTGTAAGAGGTGTTAATGGCAGCACAGCTGCTACTCATAGTACAAGTGATGCAGTTTTACAGTTTCCAATTGGTATGACCGACATTCAAGAAGCAGCTTATAGAGTTAAATCTACTTCTGTTGATACACCAATGACTAAAATTAGTAGATCTCAATATCAAGGTTTTTCAAATAAAACTTCAGAAGGTTTACCAAACCAATACTGGGTTCAAAGATTTATTGATAAAGTTACAATGACTTTATATCTAACACCGGGTGCGTCTGAAGATGGAAACTATATTAATTTTTATTATACAAAAAGAATTGATGATGTAGGTGCATACACAAATGCAACTGATGTCCCTTACAGATTTATACCATGTATGATTGCAGGTTTAGCATATTATTTAGCTGTTAAATATGCACCACAAAGAGTTCAAGAATTAAAATTATTGTATGAAGATGAGTTATTAAGAGCAGAAGATGAAGATGGTTCTTCTAACTCTACATATATATCTCCTAAAATATACTACCCTGGTGTTAGTTAATGACTACTTTTTCACAAGGTAAATATGCTTTAGCAATTTCAGACAGATCTGGCATGGCTTTTCCATACAACGAAATGGTTAGAGAATGGAATGGTGCCCTGGTTCATGTTTCAGAGTTTGAACCAAAACAACCACAATTAGAACCTAAACCAACAAGTGCAGATCCACAAGCTTTACAAAGAGCAAGAACTGCAAGAACAGAATTTCCAACAGAAGATTTTTTACCTAATAATCCTTTTGTAACTGCATCTAATACTACATTAAAAATTAATTTTCCAAATGGTGCTTTACAAGTAAATGATTTTGTAAGATTTAGAAATGTTAAATTACCGGTAGGTGGTGTAGCAATTTCAACATTGCAAATGTCTACTACTTTAAATGGAGCAATAACAGATACTGCCACTACAATTGATTTAACAGATGGGTCCGAATTTCCAACTTCTGGATTTATAGTAATTGAAAAAGTATTAACTACTAGCGATACAAGTGATCCATTACTTGTAGGACAATATAGAAATGAAGTTATAAAATATACAGGAAGATCTACAAATCAATTAACAGGATGCACTAGAGGAACAAGTGCACCTTACAGAGGAGAATCTCCTGAACCTACAGTTGCTGGATCCCATTCTAATTTAGCAAAAGTTTTTGGTTGTTATAAAGTTGTTTCTTTGAATGAGACATCAATTCCAAGCACAGGTCAGCCATCTACAACCACACAATTTGATGGTATAAATGTTACATTAACTAACGCTGCATCAAGCACAGAAACAGGGGGCGGTTTTCAGTGTACAATTGGACCCGTAAATGATAGAGCTTAATTATGTCAGGAGTTAAAAAATACGATTACAGCACATTAACTACAGCAATAAGAAATTATACTGAAGTAGATGATAGTGTATTTACACAAGCAGTCATAGATGAATTTATAATGGCAGCTGAATTTAGAATTTATCAAGAACTTCCTATGGACTCTCAAAGATTTGTTCAAGAAGGAACATTAGCTGCTGATGACAATACAATTAATGCGCCTGCAGGATGTTTATTTATAAGAGGTATAGAAGTATTTAATTCTACTTCTAGTTCAGCAGGTAATGGAAGTTGGTTAGAAAAAAAAGATCAAACATATTTAGCAGAATATACAGATAGATTAACAGGACCAGAAGGAGACCGTACAGCGCAGGATGTAACAGGTTTTCCTAAATATTATGCGATGTTTGGTGGTGCTGATAATACTACAGATACTTCATCAGGAGGTATGTATATAGCTCCTACACCTGACGCTGGTTACGTATTTAGGGTTTATTATAATAAAATGCCTAATGGTCTAGGGTCTGGGACTGGTTTTAATAACAATACTTATCTAAGTACATATTTTCCACAGGGTCTATTATATGCATGTCTAGTAGAGGCATATGCATTTTTAAAAGGTCCAACAGATATGTTGACATACTATGAAAATAGATATAAAAATGCAATACAACAGTTTGCAGGAATGCAACTGGGAAGACGAAGACGAGATGATTATACTGACGGAACAGTTAGAATACAAGTCAAGTCCCCGTCTCCGTAAATTGAGGAGAAAAAATTATGGCAATAACATCGGCAATCTGTAACACTTTTAAAACAGAAATTTTAAAAGCTGTTCACAATTTTACAGCTTCGACTGGAAACACTTTTAACATCGCATTGTACACAAGTTCTGCAACTTTAGGGGCCGGTACTACTGCTTACAGTTCATCAAACGAAATAACAAACTCTTCTGGATCTGCTTATTCT